CCTTACTCCGTCCGGTTGTTGATACATAGTACTGTGAATTTGTATGCTACCCAACAAATGAATCTCTTTGGGACTCTCACCAAATTTGAGTGGGAACGTTTGTTTTCACGTGGCCAAGCTCAGGTTTATTTACCGATGCCCGATACCCTATACCAGACTTCAGAATTGATTGAGGTTCCGGCTTGTAATAGTCCACCTATGGATATTTACAAGATTGTTCCTTCTGCTCGAGTTAAGATCTCGATTGGTGGTCAACAATTTGACAATTATGAAGAAGTTGCTATGATGTTAGCTGAAATTTCCAGACCTAAAAAATTTGGTAATGAGGTTTTCAATCCTATTCGACAATCTCAATTTTTGTTATTTAGTCCTGTTTATGTATTTAATCGTCCTGCGCGCTCTCCTATCAATCTGTTCAATGCAGTGATGTTGAGAACATTACAAAATCCTTATCCGTATCAAACCGCGGAAGATTTGGATGCGTTTCAAAAACGTATCACACCTCTGTGGTGGTGGATTGGTGATTGTTTGTTGTATCACTTCAGTGCACATGAGTTATCTCCTATGACTCTTGAGCAGATTGTAAAGATAGCCGGGAAGAGATTAGAACGTCTGAAATTAGCATCTGAACGTGCGAAAGCGAAGGGAAACCAGGTCTTAGTCACTAAAGCTATATCTGTCAAACATGACGAAACTCTTGTTACTCGAGTGGATCAGTTACCTGAACTGAAACCGCGACCGATTACTCAACTTTCACCAAAATATTTGGCTGATCAAGCTCCTTACTCTAGAGCGATGGCTGATGTACTCCATTCTTTGTTCAATATTGATGTTGAATATAATATATGGAATTTTCATTGGCAGGATCATTTTACTGTTACTTTCACTTTTGCGAGTGGGATGACGGCTGATGATCTTTCGGACTGGATGCAAAAAGCTGTTGATCGACCTCATGTTATCCATTTTATTATGGCAGGTGATGATATGATCGTGTTGTGGGGACCATTGATGTCAGTCTTTGGTTTAGTAGGTGAAAATGACTATAAAGCTTATGAATTTACACAGAGGGAAGCTTGTTTGACACTTTGGCCGCGTATTTGGCGCCACTTTGGTGTTCCAGAAGACTTGGTCGAACAACAGATAGCCATGCAGAAACTGCCTTACAGAATTGTAACCCCTGTTGGTAAAACAGAAACACTGCGACTTACTGTTTATACCGACCCGACGCAACAAACTGGTTGTAATGATACCACCAATATTAATACTCTTAATAATATTGCTGCTTGTTATTTCTTGGTTGCTAATTGCTCACCGGAAAAAGGGGCAGAGGCGTGCTTGTCTGATCTTGG